AAGAAACTTTACAATCTTTGGATATCGACTGAATGAAGCATAAACCACATGCTCACGCTTGAACTCGGTAGCATTCTTATAGTAACCGTTTGCAATAAATACCGGAATATAATCCATCCAAGTATCTCCGGGGGTCGCGCTCAAAATCAACCAAGCATTTTGGTTGCGTACGATTTTCAGAAACGACTTAACCCATGCGCCATTACCAACGACACGCTGCTCGTCGAATATAAAGAACGCGCCCTCAACGTCTGTGTATTTACCAATATTATTCCATGAGTCAATTATAAGCTTACCAGCGACTGTCGTATCCTCAGTAAGACCTATACCGAATTTAGCAGCGTCGCCCTGCCACTCAAGACTGTCACGCTTCTTAGCAGTAGTAATGACGTAAATATCCCCAATCAACTCTTTACGTATGTAGTAAGCTAAGGCCACCACAGACTTGCCGCTACCAACACCCCCCCAAAGGATAGCTCCGTTTCGAAGCCTGTCTAATACTTCTTCTTGATGTGGACGTAGCTCAAGCATAATTAATCCTGTTTCTGGTTCGCGACAAAATATCCGTCGAGTTCGTCGGGCTGGTAATTTATCGAATAGTAAAACACAACGTCCTCGTCAAAGTCAGGGGCAGCGTTTTCTAACTTACGTCGCTCAAGATGCCCCTTTTGAATTTCGGACAACTTATCCGGAGAGCAATCTTTAAGTACATGATCTACAAATTCTTCTGGTGTCATTATGTAAAAGCCCATATTCTTCTCCTATTTAGAAAAACGCATAGCACTCGTTAAGAGTGCCAGGGGCGTTTAAGTCGACCAATCAGAGTTGTTCAACTATGTGGCTGAATGCAACAGCGTTGTCATACTTCTCTTGCGCTTCCTCGTAAGGAACGCCGTTCTCGATATCCGAGAGACTCTCTTCGAATGCAATGATCCTCAGAAGGAGTCCGTCGTGTTTGTTACACACGTAGTGGAGCTTCTTGTGAAGACGACTGATTTTCCGATTGCCTCGGTATATCGCTTGGGCGTCGCCTATCAGGAAGGCAACAAATACAAGCATGGCAACTTTGTATTTGGTATTCATAACAAAGTTCCTTTCTTGGTTGGTGGTCTATTATACCCCTAGTTATTTCTGCGCGTACAGAAACGCATAGCCCCAGTTAAGGGGCCAGAGGCTTCTGAAGGGTGATGCCGAAATTACTTCCGGTGCTTCACTCGGTAGTTCACCTGCTTGGCATAGGCTCGCCGACCGCTCGCGGCACTCATGGCGTCGATCACCTTCGCACCAGCTGTTACTGCTGCGCTGACGATGACGATAAATGCCAACGGGTTGTCTTCGAACTCTTGCTTGAGCTTGGCTTTCCATTTGTTGGGTGGGAGCATTGGTTGTCCTTTGGTTGGCGGATAGTCCTTCAATATAGGAGTTGTTATTTATGCGGCCGGTCGGTAAAGAAACAAATATCTGGTAAAGGACGATCAAGACTTCTACCACAAATCAGACACGCGACACGTCTATTGTTTCTTAATATAATTTCGTCGGCATGTACACATCTTACATGTTCGTGTTTGCATACCCCAGGAATCCATCTTTGAACCCAAGTTCCAATTGGGTATCTATAAATAGAATCGTCAATACGAGCTAGCATTTTGTTTATTTGTTTGTTCATCATATATTCCTTTAAAAAAGCCCATAGCCCTTGTTAAAGGGCCAGAGGGGCTTAGGTCAGACTAACCAGGGGCGTCGTGTTATATTTTCGTATTTATGAATCAACGTGTTCAGAGCTTTGACGTATTTGTTTTTCTTCCTCAACAACTCGGGTACCTCGTCAGCAAGCCATATGTCTCTCAGGTCTGTGAGAAACGCAAGTTTGTTTTCGTCGGTATCCGGGATGTTTTCGGTTTTGAACGTTTTAAGCATGAAACCGAGGATTTCAATTTGTTTGAATATGTACATAGTACAACCTTTCGGGTTAATGGTCTATTATACCCTAAGTTATTTCTGCGAAGCCCATAGCCCTTGTTAAAGGGCCAGAGGGGCTTTACTTAGCTATCAAGAGCGTGTATATCATTCTTAAACGCGTCCATAAGAACGTCGATTTCGGCTACCAGGTTGTCGAAAGCCTCGCCCTTCAATGTCGATGCAACTCTTACGTTGGGTTCGAACTTGATGATCGAGGTATTTTCTCGAGGACTGACTGATCGGTGAAAATACGATGTTACTCGGGTTTTTGCGGTTTCGGGCATGGTAATACCTTTCTTGGTTAGTAGGTCTATTATAGCACGTGTAAAACCCGCGTTTGTTTAAAAGAGAAACGGCTACAGCCCTTGTGGGGGCTGCGCCATGTATTACGAATTCCTCTCTGCCAGTGCTTCAGGCAGGTAGTACTCCATCGGGTTGATACCCTTCTCCTTGAAGAACTTGTCCAGCGACTTCACAGCCGGTCTGGTAATTGCGAGGTAATACACAAGTGTAGTGCCCACAATCGTATAGATCGTTTTGTGTTCGCTGAAGTGATTCTTCAAGGAGTGGGGAATCTTTTTGATTCGGTCCATTTTTCCTTCTTTCAGGGGAGGGGAAATCTCATTATACCCCTAGTTATTTCTGCGAAAAAAGGATAACCCTTGTCGGGTTAGAGCCTTTCACTACTTACTACTTTTATGGGAAAACGTATTCGATCTTGTTGATGTCCGGATTTTCTTCCGAGAGTTGGAGCGCATCGCAAAGACGTCTCATTTCTTCGATTTCTCGAGGGGTCCACCCAGGCTCACGGCGTGAGGTGAGGATGGTGATTTTTCGATCGTCGTCGATGAGAGACATCGTGACGCGGTGATCGAACTCATTGGTGAATTCGGTTGTAATCGTGATCATACGTACTCCTTAGGGGTAGATGGTAGGTCACTATAGCCCATGTAAAAACCGCGTAACCAGACAAAAAAAGTTAGCCCTTGTCAGGGACTTGTGAGGTCCTTTGACAAGAGCTAACTCTTTTACGACTTACTCCTTGATGTAGCTCATGAAGCGGAAGCTGTCCGCGAATTCTTTCACATGACCGCTCGTCGAATTCCAGGCGTCACGCGCAACTGCGGCGGCGAAACTACGTTCTGAGTAGTCTCGTGCGCGGTTGTCGGGCAACGACTCGATTTCGAGGGCGATGAGTGCTTCTTCGGCGGTATAGGCTTGCAGGGTCATTGGGGCTCCTTGTATAGGAATGGGGTCTATTATAGCCCTAGTTATTCCCGCGACACACAGACCTATAGCCTCAGTTAAGAGGCTATAGGCGTTTTGATACTACTCAGTTTGGGGTGGGGAATGCGTCTGATTTCAGAATGTCATCACAGCGTTCCAACAAAGTCTCGTACGTCTTTCGGTGTTCACGGAACTTTTCCTGCGACTCGAGCAAACCGGCAAGTGCTTTGTCGATTCGTTCGAGTGCTCGATCGGTGGCGTCAAGGCCTTCGAGAGCACGTGTTTTGTTGGCAACTGCTGCTTGATAAAGTTCATCACGTAGCATTACTACTCCTTGGGTAGGGGTCTATTATAGGCCATGTAAAAGCTGCGCACAGACCTATAGCCTCAGTTAAGAGGCTATAGGCTTGATACTACTTCTGGGTGACTAGGTCTTCCAAATTCTCGGGCAGGGAATTCCTTGTGGTGATCCACAGCATGAGAAAGTATCCAATTGCTGACATTCCGAATATCGCCACAACAGTATTGACATCCAGTCGGAACAGGTTTTTGAATTTTTCTCGGAACGGTAGAGGTTCCACGGGGTCGGTCCTTGCATTTCGTTTTCGAAACACGGGCGCCTCCTTATGGGGTAGTGGTCTATTATACCCCTAGTTATTTTTGCGCGTGCCCAGTCAAGGATTTAGAAGCGGGTAACAATACCCTTCCCCGCCTCGCGCCCAACACATATCGCAAGGGTAACGATTAGGAAGACTTTGTTTAAACTCCCCAACCGTCATATGCTGTGGTTGTATTAACGTTTTTGTTGAACGGCATTGTGGGCATTCGTATACCTGTTTCATAATTAACTAAACTCCCGTTGCTTTCTAAATATGACGGTGGACCAACCGCCCGCTTGCTCTGTTATTGTCATTGTGTATTTGTACATCATGGCAATTAAATCCATCTGGTGCAGTAAGTCGTCCTCTATAAGCGCCTTAGCCAAATCTAACTCGCCGATAGACAAGATGCCCCCAACAAACCCAACGGAGTAGCCGGCACAAAACGCAGCGTCCTCATATGGGCCACCAACAGACTGGACCGCTGTGAATGGTACGTTAAGCCCCTCCGAATCACTCATCTTTCTTAACGTTATCCACGCTTATAATAACACACGCTGGATTAACTGGAAACAGAACAAATGAAACTGAATAAAGTCGTACTTCCTTAAGAGTTCTCACATATCATCCTTATATCGTTTAAACATAACCTGAGACCACGTCTCGTCGCTAGAAGCTACAAAGGTACTATAACCGAACATCATAGCAATCAAGTCAACCTGTGGTAACGAGTCGGTGAATAACAAAGCCTCTGCACTAGCAAGCCTACGTAGCGACAACTCATGAGCAAGATACCCAAGCTGCCACCCTGCCGCGAATGCCATATCGTCATACTCGCCTCCGTTAGCATCCACCACAACAAAAGGCATAGTCAGTTTCTGACCCTTATGCTCTAGCGTCGTACCAAAGAATGTGTCTTCCTCATCTTCGTCCTCATCGTACACGTTACTCGTCGCTTTGCCTGGAGAGAGTTACTGCGTATACCCAATTATTAGAGAGAAAGATAGGCTTAATCGTAACAGAGCCTCCTGATTCAAGGTGTGGAATTATATCATGGTCGTCAGCCAAAGTTATTGACCCTTCGTATATGTCTTTGCTTTCAGAATTAAGGATGACATATTTTTTCACTGGTTCCTCTTAGCGTGCTCGTTTAGTGCGTCAGTAATATAGGCCGCGTCCATAGACGACCCAACGTTATCCAGAAACAAAATAGGCATATAGTTAGGTTGACGTCGAATAACTCCATATACGTCGTTACCAGTTACACAAGCTTCAAATTGGGGTTGCTCTGCCGGTGTTTCTTGCTCTATCTTTTTCATTACTTCATCCCATGCAGCTCCAAGACCAACCAGTACATCCTCGGGTTTCGCAACGTCGAGCCACTTCCTATCTTCTTCATGTACGAGCTTGACTTTGGTTTCAGGCCCAATAATCTTTCTAGAGATGTCGTACATAGGATTTTCTTGGCTTGGTGAAACAACGCGGGTCGAATATTCACTAACGTGCTCAATCTTATATCTACCTGCGCCACCACTAGGCCACCAAACATAAACCTCAATACCGTTAGGCAGTTTTTTAATTTCTTCTTTAGTAAGATATTTCATCTGTTCCTCCAATTTTTTACATTCGGTTCTAAATGTATTTAATGATATTTCATTTCGGGCGTATCGAGCATCCAAGAGTTTGAGTAGCTGTAGCTCTTGCGAGTGGTTAAGCGGCATCGTCATCCCTATCTCGCCATACACGAAAACGTTCTCGGCGTTTATTTGGTTGGTGTTTATCAGTCGGTAATTTTGTACGAGTATGTAAAGTCAATCCATGTGTTTTATATTTAAACGAAAGACAGAAAAAGTAATAGAAATAGAATAAGTGCTCTCCGCTTTCGATAGCAGAGCGGCCGTAGTGAGGATATGCATTATGGTAAACTCGTTTAAAACTAATGGCACCCTGCTTCCAATTAACTCGGTTGGAGTAGAACACAGAACCGCCAGGAAAGGTTTTTGAATAACATTTATGACCGTTTGCATAATGATTAAGCGGCATCGTCATCCCCGTTTATAAACGCGCTGAAATCTTGGTGCCGCTTGGCCCAAAGAAAACCACCTGACCTACCTTCACGTTCTTGATATTGTTCTTTATGCCGACTACAAACTTTAAGCCCAGATTTCTTATCCACCCAAAATGGGCTAGGATGCACACCAACCTCAATATCACATCGTGGGTCTTTCATTATTTCTCCTTTTGATCCCAACCGTGTGTTTTTAAAATAGGCGCAAGATCTGGGGGTGAATAGTTTGGCCCCTTCAAAACTTTACCGGTTTCAACGTCATAAACAGGCCGACCGTCCTCGCCAAGTTTACTCATATTTGATCGTTGCACCTCTTCAAAGCAAGCACTGACGGGAATACCAAACGCTAGACATGCGCCATAAGTGACATAAAGAATATCCATAAGGGCGTCTGCGACTTCAACCAAATCGTTAAATTCAATGGCGTCGCCAAACTCCCCAACCTCTTCGTAAAGAAGCTCGTAGCGCAAAGTCTTTTCTTGTTCTGGAATGTTAATCGTTGGCGTGGTTCTTACTGGTACGTTATACTTCTCGTGGAAAAGTTGAACTGCTTTTAGTGCTGAGGTTATACTCAGCGGTTCTGGTTCTGGTTCTGGTTTATCCGTTTCCATCTATATCCTCCCAATTAGCCTTTTCATTAAGATCTGTCACCTTACGCATTTTTAATGGAGCTGCATGTATGTTAAGAGTAACGAGTTCGTTTGTCGTAGCGTTGACCACACCAGATACGTGGTATTGGGCACCCTTCAATAACGCGTCTTTAATCTGATCGTGGTTTAATTCTACCATACCAATCAACGCAAAATAGTTTCCCTCATATATAAGTGGAAGTTTGTCTCCACCCCATAGCGCTGAGTTTGCCTCTATTAAACCAAGTGCCCGTCCATCTCGCCAGCCCCGGTTATATTCTGACACCAGTAACGCGTCTGGGTCTCGGAGAACATTATCTATCATTACTTTTCCTTATTTATCAGTGCTTCATATGCATCTACTTCTCTTTTAGCGATTATGATAGCATCTAGTACCTTTTCATATGCTTCTCTGATAGTCAATTCCTTTTTGGATTTTTTAGAAAATTTGTATTCCTCCCAGAAATTCCAGAAAAGGTACCAGACCATAGAGAAGTAAACGTAGTATCCAGCGATAATAGTATATGAGAGTAAAGTTCTTAATGTCATTACCTCTCCTTACTTCTCACTATATCTTGTATCTTTTTATATGCTTCGTTTATTTCTGCGTACTTTTTACTTGTATCCGCAGGATCTTGCCGTAATAGCTTGAACATCAACAACATCACATAGACCCACAAAACCAAAGATGAACCAATAAGTGTGCATAGTGCTATAGTTTCTAACATTAGTCAACCACCTTAGGTTCGTAAGCAAAGTCTCCTCGTGCAACTAATCTATCCCATAACTCTCTCGCCGCGGACAAACGCTCATATTGCAGTAATTCGTAACTTAGTTGTAAAGGAGTTATTTGGTTATAGTAACGGACGAAAATATCACGTAAGACAGCCCGCATCCCATTATAAGCAGGCTCCAACCCGGACAAAGCCCAGGTGCTAACGTATGGCCCACCAAAGGTCGATATGCTAAAATACAACCCCCTAGGTGCAAAGTGTCTCCGGTTTAAAATACGCTCAATACTAGAGGGTGCGTGATGGTTCCAAGCTTTATTCAATCGTTCCGTGAGATCATTACATTCACATTCACCTAGCATCAAATTTCCAATCGCTCATCGTCAATGACCGCTCTAAGCAAAAACAAGTAATTCAACGCGTCGCCAAGCTTTTCGTCCCACACTTCGTCTGGCGCCAACTCCTCCGCGTTAATCATGTCATACAATGACACAATATGTTTAACCATCATACCGCCAAGCGCCCTGCGCTCAGTAACTCCTTGCAGAGCTGCTGCAACCTTGAAGTTATGCAGACGGTCTTCCGTAGCGTATTCCGCAGCCTTCTTTACCAGCACCTCGCGGCATGACTCTACTTGGCGTTCGAATATGTGATTGAATGTTTGATGGTCCATTAGCTTTCTTTCTCGGCGGCAGCATTAGCGTTTAACGCGTCGATTAACTCTTTTGCACAAGCCCAACCATGTACAGAAACATTAAAATCCTCAAAAATACCACCTTTTTGCACAATGACTTTATAATTCTGCGCACCGGTTTTAAAAAGAAAATATTTAGGTTGGTCTTTTGCTTCTTCTATCGCTTTGTCGATATATGAAGCCATATGCATAACAATATCATGACTACACCCCGTCTCAATTTTCTGAAAATATAAGACGTCTAACAGCTGATCACGTAGATTTATATCCATTATTATTCTCCTTCGTTTTTAACCACTACAAAAACTCGATGTTTCTTAGGGTCTTCAAAATTACGAAGCTGTCCGCCCCAAATTATATATGGGGACTCGTTTTTACCATATTCATGACACATAGTTTTAACGGGGCATCGGTCACAGATAGCTTTAAGTCTTTTGTATTCCGCAAACCCCGCCGCACTTCTGACTATGGGTTTAGTGAAATCAGAATCACCAATACACGCGGCCTCGTCTTTCCACGCTTCATTATCATCTATGAAATGTCTCATATTGGGTTCCTCATTTATAACGCTCTTCCTTGCATTTTATGGTCGCGCTTACCCAGATGATCAATACACTGGCACCCATCTACAGGAGACCAGGTTGGACACGATGACACGCTTCCCGTATGGCCGCACGGAATAAGCATAAAATCATGCTCATGCTCAGTGGGTAGGATATAACCCGTGACATTTACAGCACACGTCGTGCAGAACATAAATGGGTTAGTAAGGTAAACGCGCTTACATTCTTTACAGAAAGTTTCCATTACTACTCCTTTAGATTCTATTTAGCGCATCAACAATTGTTTGTGCGTCGTTTTTATTATATATATGAGGTATAAACGTATAGTAACAGACTGAATTATCATTCGGCGTTAGAACTTCCCAATGGTTAACCCCTACCCGGTGATAAATATAAGTAGGTGCGGGTTGCTGTTCCGACAAGCCCGAAAGCCAAAGTTTCTCTTTAGCTATAATGTCTGCGCTAAGTTTAAAAGCTAACCCATCGCACAGTTTATAAAACACGCTCTGGTCATAAATGGAAATGCTGGCTACATACTCCGAGTCGTGTGGTGTAAAGACTCCATATACAACTGGAGGGTTTAATTCCATTACTACTCCTTTATTAAATAAGAAAAACCTTTAGCCCTTGGTTAAGGGGCTTTTGGGTTTGGGGTTTAGACCTAAAAACTTCTAGGTAAATCTTGGAAATAAAGCTTCCGTTTTGTTCTGTTGTACTCTTCGATTCCGCGTTCACGTTCTTTTGCATGCTTATGCCATCGGTCGTTCATCTGCTTATCGAACAGCTCAAGGTCTAGTTGGGCTGTGCGATCGGCGACGAAAGAGTCGGCATGAGGTTGCAAGACGTGCATGAACACGAAGGCGAAAAGAGTGCTTACTAACAAACGAGTTAGGTGTTTCATTGTATTTCTCCAGTGGTTTGGGGTCTTATATACCACGTGTTATTTTCGCGGATTTAGCCCTAACTTTTAGAGATATTACTTTTCGTGAGCGTCTAATTTGTAATAGTGATTAAGTGCAGCCACTATAAACTTCGCGTCAACGACGTCACAAAGATTAGATATAAACACCTCATAAACATCATCAACCTCATTATACTCACCCACAGCATATCCATCGCTACCAGACAAGACCACATATGGGTCTGGTTCCGGTACAACAGACTCCGCTTTATCAATCTCGTTAGAAATTTCTGGGCAAATATGCCTTAACACATCCTCAATAACATCTTCATCGAAGTTTCGTTCCACTAAAATCGCATGCAGACGTGTATATAGTTCAGGCCACATTATTTCTCCTTAATTTGTTAGGTGCTCATCTGACTTGTTTACCCAAGAGCGGTGGGCGGTTAGTAACTCTCCGATCGGTAGAGCGTTGTCCTTTAATATTGATAGTGCCAGTCCTATATCCAACAGACTTATTTTTTGAAGCCGATAGTAATAAACTTTTGTTCAATAATGTTGACAAACATCATATGTTGCCAATGCTCAATGAACTCGCCATGTGTATCAGATGCCTCAATACACAGACGCACAGTTCCAGAAATATGCACAGAATACGACGTGCATACACCTTCAAATCCGCTAATTGTGTCTTTGACTTTTGACCCAAGATACAGTTCAGGATTATCATTCATTAATGTGGTTCTCCTTAGTTTTATCCCGAGATGCATCAATCTCCATAATCGTATTCATAGTAACCATACGCTCAATCGTCGCGGCAATGGGTCCGTAACACTTGTTACAGATACGAGTCTTCTTAACCATACCCTTATCGTCTGGCGGAGAAAACAAAAGCCAGGAGGGTTCTGTAAGAACGTCTGGACAAATAGAACATCGGATATCAAGCATGTGCCTTGCCCTTAAGTTACGTTGTCTGTACGGAAAATCTCCCGCCAGGTATTTTCCCCAACGATTCCATCGATGTCAAGCCCTTTCTCAGCTTGGAAATTCCGGACGACACTGTCGGTCTCAGGCCCGAAGTCACCGTCCACAGAAATAAGCCATCCCCGGTCACGAAGCCGTAACTGAATCTTTTTAACGACTGGGTCCCGGGTTCGACCAAGAGCAACCGTATATGGAAGCTTAGGCATGTCGGAAATTACCTCAGGCGGAGGAGTGGCGTCCCCAACGCGTTTAAGATATACGCAGATTTTCAGACTTGTGAAAGTCTTAGGCCCGCAAATACCGTCAACGTCTAGGCGATTCCCATCAGTGTCCAGCGCCATCTTCTGGAATTGGATAACGGCGTTCTCGGTTTGGCTGCCATAAACACCGTCGACAGGCCCAGGACTAATGCCAAGCTCAGACAAATATTGTTGCACAAGCTTGGTCTGTTCACTAAATCCAGACCAAATAGGAGCCCTGCCACTATTGGTAGTCGTCACAACAGGGTCAGGCACCTGAGGCGCTGGGATATCCCCTGGATTGCCGTTGTAGTGCGCCAGGACGCGCTCGATATAGTAATCCGATGGGAAGTGAGGGCCACAGTCATAATGGCCGCCCTTGACCTTAGCAGCAAGCGTAATGCAGTAGTGGTCGCAGATTCCGCCATCAGCAGGGTTACCTGTGCGAATGGCATGCGCAAGCTGGTCGGGCGTTAGCCACCTAACTGGGATGCCAAGCACTCCGCAGCGCTTAGCCGTATGCTTAGCAGAGCGCTCGAAAAGACGAATACCATATGGGTCAAGCCACTCCGACCGTGTCTGATGGGCATATCCGTCATGCTCATAGCCCTCAATCATCTTGTTCCAGGGTGAGCCAGCGCCACTGTGCCACGCGGCAGTACCATATTTGACACAGCCGGTAGAACTGGACGCGGAGTGACAGCCAGTAACAGAGGCGCCAACGGACGGCTTAGCTAGGAACGCAGCGACCTCGCGGTCAGAGCCCTCGCGTTCTGGATATTCCTCATCGTGGATACAGACGGCAACAATCGCTCCGCCTGAGCCACCAATATTCGGCGACATAACATAATAATCAAAATCGTTTTCAAAACTCATTGCGGTGCTTCTTTCGTAGCTGATAGGTATCCCCAGGTGTACGTGGCTGCGGCAAGGCAAGCGCCAATACCCATCACTAGCCAGGGGACGGTAACATTTACTTTTTCATTTTTAGTCATTTTAATTCCTTTTTGGTTAATACGCGCTAGATTCTTCTAAATACAACTTTAATTTGGCCGGCGGCTTTGGTTTTTCTATTCTGAAAACTTCGATCTCGTCTGGGAAACAGAGCTCGAAACGAGAATCCCCATTTGTCTTTATCGTTACACTAAGCTCAACTCGTCTATCCATTCCGTCTCCGTCGGCAGAAAAATACTGAGCGCTTGATTGTGCCATTATACCGTCCTAGAAATATGCACGGGTCGTTCTTTGTCTGGGGATTCCCGTTCGGTGGATATGGTAAAGGTAAGGCCGCCGTCTGTTGAAAATACATCAACAAAAATCGTGTTATTCCACAGAGGATTATCTCCACCCCTGATTTGTACCCATTCGGCTTTATCGGTTGTGACGTCAGGTAGGTCCATTACTAGCTCCTTATTCGTATGGTTCCCACGTGTCAAGTGCTTCTAAAGCTCGACGAGCAATTGGCAATGCTCTCGGTGAATATTGGTTTGCGAATGGGGCCATAGTGGATATCGCTCCGGCAACATGTAGTTCTAAACTGGTATACATATTGCAGTCGATTGAGCCCTCATCGACCCAGTCTGGACCAGCGTTCGTTTTTCCAGTTTCGAGAGCATTTGCGAACCAGCCTAGCATAAGATCAAAGTCGATTTCTTCTTTCCGATCTCCGAAATTATTCATGAATTCTTCGGCCCAAACTCTGGCGGAAGAGGTGGATAGAAGAAGAGCTTGCTGTCGTTGGGTTTTAATATCGCTCATGGTGCAACTCTTCCGTTAGAAACATACACCTCGTGGGTAATGGGGAACAGCTCCTTGAATACTTTCTCCATCTGATTCGCACACTGGTTGATCTCCCATTGTGGGCGGGAAACAAATAGCGCCTCAGGCTCATACTGACGAAGAGAAAGAAACGCCATGCATGAGCGTGGGTTAAGAGTTACGATCATGTCTGAATATAGACCAACGCCAAGGACCGATCGGGCAGTTTCTTTTGCTTCACCGTCCAGAATAGCTTCAACATACATATCCCAAGCCGTGTTATAAGCTACCTTCTTACGTTGCACCTGGCGATCATATTGCTCAGGCGTACCTGGCACCCACTCAGCGGAGCTATGCTTACCAACCTGAACGAGAGGCCGCTCTGGTCCTGGGATATAGAACTCCGGAGGCATTACCTTATATCGAGCGCTGGCTTCGTTATAGCTGAACCCAATACGATGCCGATGCCATTCGCGGAACACCATAATCGGAGCCTTCACATAGAATTTAAGCGAGGCCTGCTCGAAAGGCGACCCATGTCGATGCTTCATCATGAAGTCTAGACGCGGCTTGCGTGAGTTGTTATATTTATCTAGGTCCTCAGCCATTTCAGCATCACGGGTGCTAACAAGCATCGCTTCAATGATGGCATCGTCATCGCCCATATGATCCTTGTAGGTACAAATAAGATCAGACTTGAAGGATGGCTTCATCTCGAGTACAGCTAGTTCTTCAGGTTTAAGTTGGTGTCGAATGTCGCTCATTTTGTATCCTTGTATTCGTTGCTTTTTAGAAATGAAAGACTTAATTCTTGTTTACGTCGCTTAATCTCGTCGTCGAGATACCACTCAATATCCCCGAGGGAATATCCATGCGATAATCACAGTAAGTACTAGCATCATAACCATAGCAATTATGATACCTAGAAACATACCAAAAATCACTCCTGGTTTTTTATTTGACATCATCCAAGACTTTCTCAAGCCGAGAAAGGAAGTCTTCCTTAACTTCAGTAATCACCGCAATAATGTCCTCTACAATTCCTTCAGGCCCATTAGGCCAATTCCCGCAAAGAAGATCTAGCAAAGTTCGATGGAGATCGTCATCGGGATTAAATTTAACAGGCTCATTATCCATTGGTTTTGTTTCTTTCGTTATACAGTCGGTTAACGGAATATTCGTAGGGTCATCAAATGCATCAAGCACCTCGTCGAAATGCGAGATGAGCGTCTTCAGTCTAGCTATAGTTGCGTCTGCGAATTGGATAATGTGGTCGGGCTTTTCGTTATAGATAGCCCTAGCAATATCCCGCTCACGCTCCCTAAGCCTGCGCGTAAGTGTCGAATACACAGAAAGAAACTCGAACATAGGAAGGGTGATTGAGACTTCTTCTAGCAGTTCGTTTTCGGTATATTCATCCTTCATCGTTCTCTCCTTGTTTATCCGCAATAGTCGGAGCTACAAACAGAGCATCAGCTATAAGCTCAGTAAGCGAACCAACGGAACAAGCTTCCGCTTTGTCCATTTTTACTCGCCCCGTAGCAACTTCTACCATAATAAGATCAAGGGCGGTTAGCAGGGCATGAGCTTCTTCTTCATTAAGAGAAAGATCAATGCTGATGATTATTTCTGTTTTTTTATGTATTTCCATCGTTCTCTCCTTGTTTAGGTTATTAGCGGCAGTTTTAACGCAGATCTGCCAACTGCACCGAGAAGACCCCTCTCGGCTAAGGCTCCTTGTCGGGAAGACTACTAACGCTGAGAGATCAACCAAAGCGTTACATTCGTCTTCACTCCTGGACCGCCGCAAACGGTACCACGACAAGAAGAGATTGTTTTGGGGCGGTCCTTGGTTAGTCCAAGTAATATATTCCGGAAACCATTATAGTAACCACAATATAAACCCCAAGAATTATTAAATAAAGGCTTCGACGCCTGTATTTCTTCTGTCAAAATCGGAAAGCGTTCTATACAAATTCAAACCGCCAACCGGATTCTGTGTATGAATCTTAATCTTGACCTCTTGAAAAATATATGGGTTTAACTTAGAAATCAGAGAAATAAAATCCGCGACAACATCGGCATCATTATCACTTCCCTCGCCTAGGTCATGATCAAACCAAATATCGGTAACTGGTTGAACGGCTCCAGTAGGTCTAGTATACCATTGCGTGACATAGGTAGCGAAAAAGGCCATTGCAGACTGGCTAGTTCTCAAATGTATTACTTCTACTCCCTCAGTGTAGTAATCCTCTTTTAATGTGCGCTCGTCATCGATTACAACAATCATTATATCTCCTTATTTAGGTTTTGTATATGCGGAGTTGGGCCATCCACCCAAGATCTCCTAATCAAGTACTGCGCCGGTTATTGGATCTCGTTTATCAAAGAGATACACTTTACCGGTTAAATCTACGAAGATAATCCATGACAGGTCGTCAGGTTCAATATATCCCTGCCAACCGGTATCTTCGGAATTTTCATAGCGATGTACGCTAATGTTTTGCATATTATTCACCTCCTCTCTAAAAAGGAGTGGGGCCAGGGGGACTTGAACCCCCGACCGATCGATTATGAGTCGACTGCTCTAACCAACTGAGCTATAGCCCCAGTACTTCAGTCCTCTACCTCTTGGTTAAGTCCAGGAATATCATCTGGCTTAACAAATGGGCAAAAGCTGGACTCGGAAGGCGCTATATGTTCCGGCGTATGGAACATCGGTGAAGCGTAACAGGAAATCAGTCATCAGTATCCTTAATTGGAATATACTGCCCGGATAAAACACGATCTATGACGTTTCGATGCACCCCATACTTCTTAGCGATTTCCAACCTCGACCTAAACGCCGAATGGAGCCGCTTTATTTCTTTTACGTCTGCCTCCGTTAGAAACGTTTTGTTATTCCCCTTTTTATTCGTAGAGGTCTTGGCTCTTATCCGGTCTCGCTCGTGCTTACTACACCTACCGAGTCTACCCGCAGGTCGTATGCAGCCTTTGACCAAGCAAGGCCCATATCTTGGCCCGTCAATTTTAAATGTCATTAAATCCCCTTAGTTAGGTTGGTTAATAAACCGTTGCGGCCTGACCCATCTACCCCTTCTTGACAAGAGGGATGCCAGACGGTAGAGCTTTTCAAATATGCCGTGTGAGCAGCACAAGCATACGTAGACCCTCTTAGCGCAATGTGTGGTTTAACCGGTTATTACTGTGGTTCCAGATATTACCGTGGTTCCATTTAAAGAAGCCGTACCCATCACCTTAGCTTTTCCAGAAAGTCGAACATTACCATATACTTCTGCGAATCCGCATACTTCCGCATAGTCATATATCTTTACATAATCCCGCACGATGGCGTATCCATATACTTTTGCTTTACTTGAAATATGAACGGTGTCGGCCACATGGGCGGTGTCAGCAACCCAGCCGCCTTGAGCCCCGGTTTCGTTTACGTGCCTATGCCCCGGAACTAACCCTCGTCCGTCTCCGAAATCGTGCTTAAGGGTAAGCGGTGTGCCGGGCGCAAAGGTGATGGGTGTTTCTGTTTTTTGGCGACTGGACTCTGGAACTTTTTTTTCCGCCGATAGCTCATGACGAAGAAGATGCTTAAAGTTCGCGAACGTTTTTCCTTCTCGTTCCGTTTTTGTAATCGAAAAGTCACTAAAGAAAGACACAAGATCTTGCGCTTCCTCTTCGCTCAAATTGAGCAGGAGTTGCTTCTCCCACACAGGGTTGCGGGTTACTAATTCATCGTATGATCTGATTTTCATTATTGCTCCTTAGTTTGGATTAACTGCGTAGGTCTTTAGCCATCTCATAAAGCTCGAGACACTTCTGACAGATAGGATGATTCTCGGGATTACGTGAGGGCACCCACACATGCCCACATAAGGCGGTTACTGGCGTACCGTTCACACGCGCCTCCATAATTCTAGCATGTGCTGAAGCGTTATCATCGCGTTCGATGATGTGGCTGAATATGGGGTCTGTCTCCTCAGTTACTTCGTCTAAGACGGGGCTAAGAAGCGTGCTCATTGTGCGTATCTCCCAGTTCCAGTTAGCCAATGAAGCTCGTCATACAATGAAGCGCTCCTACGTTTACGATAAGCCTCTCGTTCCTCAAGCTGTCGCTTAGCTTTGCCGGTTATTTCATTGGCTTGTGTTTCGTTAGCAGCACCAAAAACGTTAATAATAGCAAGTAATTCTTGATCGGTAAACTCATCACGCTGCATTATTTATCACTTTTGTTTGGTATATATTTGTTGTCCCATTCGGTGTTGAATTCCCAGAACTTAACGTGACCATATCCGTTCTTCTCAACGTGTCGAAGTGCATCGATCTCATCTTTGTATAAGGCGATAGGACATGCGTTTACATCCCAACAGTAAACAATCCATGCGCCGTAGATTTCAGGGACAATTTTACTTTTCGCCTCACCGCATTTTTGAGCCCCAATTGCAGCTGAGTCCATTACCCCTCCTCATATTGTGACGGATGATTACGGTCGACGCGGTGCTTCTCCGCGAATATGTCATCTGATGACTTTGGCCACGTGATTTCATAAAGGTAGATAACTACCCACAGGACGGAGAATCCCGTGAATATAAGGTCGGCCCAATTACGAAAAATCACACATAGCAAAGCAGCAGCCATGCCCCCGAATGTAAATACTTCACCTTTTGATATTTTTTTACGCATTATTTCTCCTTAGTTAGGGGTTAGTGTCCGCCGGTAAATGATTCGGCTTCTTTGATCCGTCGTCTTGCTTCTGCTTTATACGCCTCAAGTCGTACCCCGTCTACAGTACAAAAATGGCGTAGACGGTTTTCAAGCTCGCTAGTCGTCGCGTTTTTTGCCTCGAGCAAAGCTTCTTCATACGGAATTACTTTTGTTCGTAGCTTATTCGCTAAAGAATCTCGTTCGTCCATTATGTCTCCTTAGTAACTACGTTGAGCAGTTTGCTCGAGTGCGTCGCAAAGTTCTTTAGCTTTGTCTTTAGGCAAGTCAGACAGATAAATCGTATACTCGTCTGAAAACTCGTCAGTCTTTTCGATTATAGAGTATGCTATTTCGACTGGCTTTGTGCTGTCGTAAAGCAGCGCGTATTTATTCATTGTGTTTTCCTTGTTTAGGTTTGGTTGGTTACTGCGTTGAGTGTAGTGGGCCTAGGAAAGCCACCATCGTTTAATCCATCACTTGGCAGGATGAAACCCACTTTACTCAGACTACGTCGAGCAGTTTTAACACGTGCTCAGGTGTTTGGTCAGTCGTCGAGAACCGGCTTGAGGAAGCTCTTAGCGATCCTCAAGTGTTCGGCGCTGATAGGGCTGTCGTCGTAGCGGAAACGCTTTAGGTCTCCTACTTCGACGTGGCCGGCCCAATCGTAGACCACTTCCCGAATCAACTTGGCCGTGTAATCAGACCAGAACACAGTTGCGTTCGGGTGTCCTGCGACGGGGAGACGAATCTCTGCCATCTTGTTTCCTCCTAGCTAACGGGTACTTCCCGTTTAAAGCTGCATAGTTATTTTTGTTAACTAGGAAAAGTTACTTACTCGCCGCTAAGAAATGAATAAAACTTTCTAGCGGTATGCACAACGTCAGAGTCTCTTGACACCGCATCAGACGTAGAGTGATACATAAGCGAGAAGTGTAGTGCTTGTGCTCGCAAATCAGGGTCTTTGTCATATGGCTGAGGTGTATACGACGATGGATCATTCATTATTTTTCTCCTTATTTATGTATGGTAAAGCGTGCCCGGGATGGGACTTGAACCCATATGAGATTTCTCTCCGGGGGGTTTAAGCCCCCTGCGTCTGCCGATTCCGCCACCCGGGCGGGAACTAAATAATCATTCCTGCTACTTTGGGAACTCATAATATCTTGGTTTAACAACTAGACCAACCGTACCGCAACCGATAACCATTTCCTCACTTAAAGGAATATAGTCTCTAACCATATCGGCCAAATCGCCAAAAAAGATTAGATCATATATGTGGATTTTTTTTGCTCCGTTATTAAAACTCCCACCACCAACCGGCTCTTTCCCGGCCAAGACATCTACGTTGGTATATCCATAGTCAGAATCATGGACCTCTAGGCGTTTAAGGTGCTTGACTGACGCGAGTTTAAGAAAAAGATCGATGTTCATTATTTCTCCTTAGTTAGGATGGACCGTACCACTTTGGCAAAGGCTGCCGCAAACGGCTTTCTGCTTCGTTTACATATGCTAATACCTGAATAGATGGTATCGCGTAATAAGCGAAATTGCCGACTCTAAGAACCTTAGCTAACTCTTCCGTTGAAAGCGCCTTAGCATTTTCTTTGACAAACTCAAGCTCAGAAAGATCGTCAAGCCGGTCAGCTAACGCTTCTAATTCTTCTTTTTCGGGATAGTCCGAATATTTATTGGGTTTCGGGTTGCTCGTCACTTAGCAGCCTCAACCTCTTCGACGACCATCATGGCCTCGAGGATATCGAGCTCGTCCACGCCGGCCCGACCCAATGCGATAAGAACTTTCTTTGCCTGCTCGCCATCAAGGTTGATGATGTCGATGTTGGTTTTCACACGCTCGGGGTCGTTATAGCTGGTGCCATACGGGTACCGGTCATCACTCACAAGCGTGTTGAGGTAAAGCAAAACAACACCAACAACTGCGGCGGCTCCTCCAGCAGCATACGCGTTCTGGTGCTTTTTGACGTGGGCTTTCATTTTTTCGAACATATTACGTCTCCTTAGTTAGGTGGTTTATTTACTGCGGACTACTGCGTGTAGTGGCTGTTACGGCGATATACCGTCATTTAACTAACGCCCTAATCCGTACACGTAGAGGGATAAGTTAGGTTAGCACCACTAAAAATCAAGCCGGCATTGCCGCTACAATGTCGTCAACAACCGAATGGTGAATATGCGAAAGTGCCTCGGGCAAAGTGTAAAAACAATATGGAGCAAGCGGTCCATGAATGTATTCGTCATCAAATTCAACAACAACCCACATTATGTCTCCCTTGTGGTCACGTTGTTCCGAAAGCTCAAACTTATACATTACGTCTCCTTGGTTAGGTGGATACAGAAAAAAAGAGAGAAGCTGTGATCATAAGATCACGGATATACTTCTATATCACTTCTCATTATAGTACTTGTTATTTTCGCGAATCCTGCGGAAATAAAGCTTTATGACGATCCTTGATTTCTATTGTAAGCTCAACTGCCCCGCCTTCTTGCACAATGTCAACACGCTTAATAACACCGACCGTGGTTTTGCCATTTGGTAAATTTATTCGAATGGACTTTTTAACTGCGTCATTAAATGCATTTTTATGGAATTTCGTACCTTCTGGCGCATAATCAATTGTTTGGATTTGCATTATTAACTCCTTAATTAGATGAGATATGTTGGCTTATAGTAGTCTACACGCTTATGCTCGACTATAAATTACTTCCTGGCTCAAAGCCTTATCCAGGAACCAACAAACTCAAATATCTACGGTAGTGTTAGCCGCTTCGGGTGACGTCGAATATAGCTTGGCGGAGCTACCGTTCCGAGGGAATTCGAACGTAACGTGGTCGGCATTAGCAATAGGCACGAATTGTTCATTAAATACAGAGGGGGAATAGCAGCGTAGCGCATCATTGTAGGAGGTTAGATACCAACCAACAAACGCGCGGCCAACCGTCGGTACAATCTTACGATTAATCGCAATATAACGCTCACCCTCTTCGTTAGTACGAATCTCACCAACAAGGTCGGCTACTTGCTCGAGGTTTTCTTCGGTGATAAGAATTGCGTTAACTTGGAATGGTACTCGAGCAAATCGCTCAAAAGGTAAATCAGTCATTGGTATTACTTTCTTGTTGGTTATCTAATTGGTCAAGCGCCTCGGCCAGATCGAGACACATTTGTGCGCCATTTTGTGCGGCGTCTTCTAGAATTAAGAAGGCTCGCATATATTCTTTGGCTAGACTACGAAATGCCTCCGCTGCTTTTTTATAGTCAGATGAAGAAAAGCTTTCTGATTCTGGCTCCGGCTCCTGCATAGAAGGATGATTCTGTTTTGCATCTTCTGACGTTTTAGGTTCCTCGAAATCAAAACAGATACACCCATCCTCTCCAAATTTTAAAGGAAGATCATGATAGATACATTCTTCTTGATGATAAACTTGTGGCATATTTAACCTTTCTTAGTTATTAATTTTGGTGATCTGATATTGCGATGTTTTCGACTTTAAGATATACATCCAAATATATCTCATTGGTGTTACCATCATACGTCAATTCGTAATACTTCCCGTCTGGGATGTCAGTCGTAACAAGCGCTTTCCAATTCTTAAGAGTCTTGGAAAACCATACAACATGCACTTCTCGAAGGGTTATCAGAGGAATATGAGCGTCAACTCGTGTGTCGTTGAAATAATTAGCAACGAGCATACGCGCTTTTGATTGTAAATCGGTTCGGACAAGGGCATCCATATAACTTAACCTTCTTATTTTATCTTTATCGGTTTCTTGAACAAGCGTAGCGTGGTATGCCTGTCCGTAACATTTAGGGCAACTGACAAAGCCACCACAATTAGGATTTGGTTTGGTGACTGAGTCAGATATTAACGTCCCTGGAATTTGATATCCGTGGGAGGTTCTCATGACTAATACGTTTCGAAAGCTTCGTTAAATTCGTCTACTGGATATACGAAGAATTCTCCATTTTTTGTCTTCACGAGCATGTCTCCAGGATCGGCCCTTGTCTCACCTTCTGGCGTAATAACCGCAATAAAAGATGGAGCAGACCCAATAACAATTTCATTGCCTCCTACTAATTCTTCATGCCGCCTAAGTGGATGTTCTGCTCCGACCGGAACAAAATATACTTTCCCCTCGGCCCAAGGGATCATAGATAGGAAATCGGCCCAATTGTAGTAAACCAAGCCCTCCACTTCGAATGGTTTTTTTCGATATTTAACGGGTCGCATGATTATTCCTCGTTAATGCTGTATTTTCGTTCCAAATAGTCTTCTTCAATTGTAACAAACAAAGACTGAAGATATGCTTTAAGGCCGCTTTTACCGTTCACCGTCCAGTCATATCCACGTGCAATAAGGTCGACGTTGGTAATATTGACCGCGTCCAAGATCTCCACAAGACCTTCGTCAACAGTGGTTCGCGAGTTACCGCGGAGAAGGACAATGCGAGGAGGGCGGCTCTTATAGCTGACGGCCACAGGCACATATGCCGTGCGAGTATCTCCTTCTTCACGAGGTTCAAGATACTTGACGTTCCAGCCATCTTTCTCCATTTGAGAAGCGACTTTGTTATCGTCAATGACAACTGAGAAATTTCGATCGCCTTCGCGGTTATACTGACCCTCTCGGCCTGAGAAATTCCTAAAGATAAGGCGAGCGCTTTCGATCATGAATTCTTTTTTTTCGTCTGACATTACATCTCCAATTCTAATTGTTGAGTTACTGCAAGTATGGTTAAGGTTAGTATTACTTTTTTTAGAAGATGCGAATCGCTTGATTCGAAATGGGCTTCTTCTAAGATAGTGAACGCAATATTTCTATCGAATTCGGATGGATATAGAGTTGTCCAGCTTGTATTGGTTTCTGGATTATTGTATTGAATGGCGTATACTTTTAGTGGTTCACCTGTATATGCGCCAGACGTTGATGGGGGTAAACTGTCCATCATAACTCAAAACGCTCAATAGAATACCACCAGCCGCCAGTCATATAAAACTGAATAAGCTCGCGATTGATGGATTCGGGTAAGGCGCTAAATATGAGAGGAGTCCTTGGGTATAGATCCTCACTTTTTTCATACTGCTCAAAAATACCAACTGCTTTTTCAGCTTCCTTTATGTCCTCCCCTAAATATAGAAGCTTTTTAAACTGCTTGTCTACTGCTAGATTTCTAGATGTAGCATATAAAACCGTCATATGGCAACCTCCGGGTTAAAGCAATCGTGAATATAGTCTACCGCTTTCTCCCACCCCTCAAAAATCAACAAATGCTTAGTTTCATTCTTCTTAGTGAAATCCACTTCAAGCACCCATTTTTTTGATGGGTATGGCATTGGCGACATTGCGAAATGAGCAGTCTTTAGAATTAGGCGTCGACTGCTCCATAGGATTTCACCATCATTAACGACCGCAAGCAATAGCTCGTCGTCGAAAATAAGATGATTGGACACCCATCTACATAATTCATTATAAGACAGATCCCAGTAAAACGGATCAAAATCAGACCCAGAGATGAAACCTAAGTCTTCGATTGCTATATTTAGGTGTTGCACTAACGACTCTCCAACTCTCAAATTCTGAGCTAAAGCCTTATCAAAAACCGCTTGACAAAATACGGAATCCTTACTCAATTTACTTCCTTCCTAATTATCATTATGATATGAATTCTTCATATGGACCGTAATACTCGATTGCCGCTTTCGCCGCGTCAACTAACTTTTGGAAATATGAATAATCGACGTATGATTCGTATGGTTCACTTCTATTTTGCGCCATTTCGCGCTCGATCCAAGTAAAGCCTTTAGTGCCGGCGACCGCGTATCGACTGTCGTCTTTAATACGCCATAACGTTGCTCCGTTAGTTAACACAGGGACAAAACTACCAGTACGACCTACGTGTACTAAGGTGCCCCCAATATCAGAGAAATCTAGATGCATCGTTCCTTGCGTAACACTTCTTGTTTCACACAAGTCATCGAACGTAATATCCTCATTCGAGAACAACGTCTTAAATACATACGGATGCTGGAATTGAGCACCAACCGCAGTCCATTTATCACCTTTACGAGCAATGTAAACCGCGTCATTAACCAGGCACAGCTTATCGTAAGTGACCTCATGCTCGAAGTCATACCCATATTGTTTACCGAAGTCCATAACAAACTCGATTATTTCCGGTGTCGCATTAGGTATCTTAATCGAGTCGGTCTTGATATGGGCGGCAATAAAGCCCTGCTCTTGAACGGCATGCTTAAGGTCGATCATAAATAACGCGCCACGCTTAGCAACTATGTTATCTACGTTACGATTATCTCGGAAAGCATTTGGAAATTTAGCACTCGTAAGACCATATACGATATTAATGACAATCTTTAGAGCGTACGATAATGCTTCAGCATCAGCTTCATTGCCTGAAAGAAACTGGGCGAGCTTACCTCCAAGTAGACTTTTCGCCTTTTCGTAGTCCTTATGCTTAATAGCCATACGCGCTGTTTTGAGTTCGGAATAGCGCGAGGTGTATGGACCGAAAGCATTGAGTTGCTCGATACTCGTTGGATGCATTGACGCCACGTCCAGGACTGCGATTTGTTCGTATATTCCTGGCTCGGCATAAACATAACCTCCTTCACCAGTAACTTCGCCTCGATATGTGCTTTCTTTGCCATTGAAAGTATATCCTTTGAATTGTTGACCAAGATCTGTATAGACGAATCTGTTTTGTGGGTTTTTGTCATCGCCAAATATGATCTTAGCCGTTTGGTTCTGCGTCGTATGGTTTACACTAAGGCCGGAGATAGATGATAGAATCTGCCTCGCTACGAAGTCCTGTTTGCGACTCTCAAACACTGCTTCTGTAGACGTAACATCGTTTGCGCAATACTCAACAACCTTAGGCCACAGCGATTCATCAACGTCCTGATCCCATGGAATATCAAGCTCCATATGATGGATGCCAAGCTCGATTTGGAATTTCTTCAAGCTTTGCTTTTTGGACGAGAAATCGTAAATATCAGCGTATGACAGATTGTATGCCTCACCAAATAACACGCCGTTATTGTTACTGATTATCTTTTGGCTAAGGTTATACAACTCTTCATTGGTGTGACCTAGATATCGAGCATACAAAATATGGTTATCGTAGCGCCGATTGTTAAAGCCTACCAATTTGAGTGAAAACAGCTTCTCAATTTCCTGCGGAGCTGGGTTTATCATCTTAGCAACGTCTGCGTCACCTGCATATTTCCAACAGACGACAAACAGATTTGGGTAGACCTCAACATCAAAGAAAACAATAGGGGATGTGTCGTCTATTTCCTCGGGCATCTTTTCTTTGCCCATGAACTGCATTTTTTGTACAGTTTTCAACGCGGTTTCTGATTGGTGCGTGCTGCCGGCAGCAAATGACAGAACTGCTGGGCGTAGATCCCGTACGTCATAAGACATACCAGTTTCATACGCGTCATTCAGAATCTTGTAAATGAAATCCACGGACGATTTAGTTCCAGGATGGATTTCTTTGCGCAGGTTTTTCTCGATTAAAGCACGTAACCCTTTCTCACTCTGGATGCTTTTTGATTCAAGCATATGACGTTCTTTCGTTGGGAGACCGCTTGTTAGCGTCGCAATTTCAAGGTTATTACACTTAGTTAATTTTCTCCTCAATGAGCTACCGCCCAACAGAGTTTTTATTTCAACGCCAACATCATAAACGCTGGCTAGTTCTTTTACTTTACCTGCGTAAATATAGTGAAGGTGGATTCCATTACCGCTTTTACTCACTTCGGTGTACGTCGGGGGCCACTTTGACGCTTCAAATAGATTACGCGTCATATCTTTCTCGCCATCTTCATCCGTAAGATCGAAATCAATGACAATGTGTTTCTCAGGAACTTTGACGTAATGCAATTTAGTAGTATCTAAGTCTGAGAGCGTAGTGTTTACTTCTGACCAACGCACAAGAGGCGTACCGTCTTCCTTAACATATTGCGCCGGTTGATCAGCCATCACCGCGTCAAACCCAGAAGGGGGATCAACGAGAGATATAGCATACTTCTCATCCGGTTTAAATGGGTCCGGTGTGGTGAGCTTTTTAAAGCCCGAGTAATAACTACGTAAATTTTCACCGTTCACTGTGACTCTATCCTCGAACTTATTGAAGTAATTCCGAAGTTCTTCGCGGAATTTGTATTGCGGAAGGAGCCTATCGAGCCCGGTTTCAGAGCAGAACTCTTTGTACAACTCATACGCTTGCTTAAGCGTAACTGCATTTTGCGCTTTAAATATGTCGTATGAATATTCTACATAGTTGTAAAACACGTCGGTTTGAAGCATCATCTCAAGTGGTCGGTAGCTGTTGTAATAACTTTTACCTAGAGATTGATAACGCTCGAGACAATGATAAGCAATGGCGCCAAGTTCAAAGTTGATCATTTCCATGAGAGCGTTGTAACGCTCTACGTCAACTTTGGCTCCAGTAGGATGCACGTCAATTAGACGACGAATAATACCAGACTTAGCGTCACTGATTTTAACGGGCTGATTCGTACCCATAAATAGAAAAGCATTAACCTTTGCGGTGTAGCTTGGCTTGTACTTCTCATTCATTGGCATCACTTCGTGAGAAATGATTGAATTCAACTTTGTGTTATCATCTATTTTGGACAAATCGCCGTCGTGTTGAATTGCTACTAACGGGTTATTTCTAAATACCTCAGTGGAGAAAGCATTATTACCACTACCAAGCGCCTTAGCATCGAACGTAACTGCGTAACCTTCGAAGAGTTTATATATGATGTCAAGAACTGTTGATTTGCCAGTTCCTGCGGGGCCATAAAACACTAAGAACTTTTGGATCTTTTTGGCATCGCCGGAGACAATTGCTCCGATAGCCCATTCGATTTTGGTTCGTTCTTCTTCGGAATATAACACGCTTATTAATTCGTCCCACGCGTCAATTGTCCCAGGCTCTAATGCATACGGAAGTCTGTGACTGGCGTATGTGGTTTTGGTAACCTCGGTATTGGCGAATACAAGCGACTCATCTAGTGGCTGATAATTGTCGCTGATGTTCTGAAGGAACTTTCGAAACGAACTCCATATTTGTGTGTTAAATGAACGAAGATCTTGGATTTGATACATGTTACCATGTTCTTCGTTATAACTACGGAGTTCTGCATCGACGAGCCTTTGAACGTCGTATTCATCCTTAGACCAAAGTTTAGTTTGTTCGTCCCAAATCGCGTAAAATGATTTACCACGCGTCATGAGATCTTTCGAACGACCGATATTCCAATCCGGGTAAAGCTGCGGGGGACCTTCTTTTTTTTCTTTTACTCGTATTTGATAGAAGTCCACATATCCTCCTTAGCTATATCGTTGTTCGATTAAGTACTGGTTGAATTGGTACCACAATTCGACTTTTGATTGATTTTTATTTGAATTTAAAAGTGGAAACAGGCCACCATTTCCTTTGCTGTCATACCGGCGCCATACAAACCAATCAACTACATCTTGTATAGTACGGGTGCTATTAAAAACATTATCAGATAGACTAGCTAAGCCTAAATTTGACAGCATCGTCCAAAACCAATACGCAGGCGTATCTTCTGTTTCAAACGAAGCTCTACGGGAAAAAGCGATGAGCATCTCTAGGACCGAGCACGGTTCATACGAAAACAAACCGTCATCATGAGCATATTCCTCATTAAAAAACTCGGCCCTGAGATCCATTCCATCTTCGGCACGGTTATCGTCCCCCGAAACCAAATATACAAACTCTGTTTGATGAAGCAAACGGAAAAGTTTGTCGTATCGGTCTCGAGGGCTACGTGCTGTTATATCACTAACTTTCGAGTAGAGCCAGTTGAAATATACATTTTCTAATGGCTCGTTCATGGTCAGTCATCTCTAAATTTCCGAGAATATGAGTGCTTTAATTCATTACGTTCGCTCTCTTGCTCCATGGTGTGTCCAAGTACTTCGATTTCAAAGCGGCCTCGGTGGAGGAGAACTTCCCATTCGCGTCGCAGATGCTCATTACGAATATAAACGACAGTAGGGTCTCCCGACCCGTGGCCGAATTTCAACGGACCCATGATGTTTGAATATCCGTAGACAGGAGTATCTGCTTGATCCGCAACGATATCGTCTCCCTGATAATAGGTCAACGTCTCTTGCGTCCAATTATGTTCGTTTTCCAAGAACACATCAACGCTGATGATATACGGCTGTCCTAAAACTCGATTGGCCACTTCGTATTCTTCATTCCAATTAAGTGCTTTAGGGGCGAATACATGCACGTGTTCTAGTTCTTTTTCTTGAGAGGGTTCGTCGTCTTCCTCATCTTTTTCGACGGAGAATTCATCATAGACAACATCGTCCTCAACGTCGTCATTCAGTTCCTCGATTAGCTCATCTAAAGCAACAAGTGAAAGAGGCGTTGTTTCGATGATCACAAACTTTGACTTGGATGACCGGTTAAGGTACCACTTAACTCCGGCGGTTACGCCAGCAGCTAACCCACCGACCATCAAGCCGAAAATAATGGATTCTTGCAGATCCTCGCTAGGCAATAGTGATTTACTCATTAGTTTCCCTCAATTAGTTCGTAAATGACGCCATCAACATTGAAATCAAGCAACACGCGTGGTTCATGCCCATTAATGAACTCGCTACTAGTAGCTTCGAACAAACCGAAGTCAACAAAGTTATCGCCATCTGGGCTGATAACCCAACCGACGACCGCACCGGCAGACGACCTTGCGATACCAAGCGAGTCATAAACTTCATTCAAAAATAGATGACCACGAACTTGAAGCAGATCGTTTGCGTATGCTTGCTGACACTGGATATACAGTTTATTCAGTTCTGGGTTTTTCTGGAAGTTAACCGATCCCTCATCAAAGAAACGAGCATAAGGAGACCACTTGCCGGGACTGGCCGCAAGAACCTTCTTTTTACCAATTTCTCCTTGAACTTCAGTTAACTCGGCGGCGTGGTAAAGCTCTAGTTCTCGACTGGTGCCAAGATCTTTTTGAACGCGTAGCCGATACTCGTCATATGCTTTAGCAACCGCGGCATACGCAGCAGTTAATCCAGCATTGCGACGCGTCAGTTGAACGTGCGACCCAGTTAACGCACCAATAGATAATGACCCGACAATTACCGCCGGGGCATATAACTTGGCAACGGTTAGCACGTTATCGACATAAACTGAACTAACTTCTACACGCTTTTCGTGCTCGGTTACGCTCTTATCTTTGGCATCTTCGAGATTTTGCTTCATCTCTGGAAGTTCCTCTGACAATTTGAGCGTTGCCCGGCACGCAAGAACCGTGCCAACTAGAACGCCAGTAATACCCCCGGCGAACATAATCCTAGGCGAATTCTTCTTTAAAACAAGAACTTGCCGGAAGGCGGTTTGGGTTACCTCTTTCGGTATTAGTTTCATATTTCTCCTTATAGTTTTCCCTCGGATTTAAACCGAAGATAGATTGCAGTGACTTGTGCTTCAGACATATTCTTAACTTTGTTCAACCAGGACCCCGAAGAATATAGTTTCTTTAATGCCTCTCGCTTTTCAAAGTCATTCATTTATGCCTCTTTCACAAAGGTTCAATTGGTGGAAGACTGACTAGCCAGCCCTCTCGAATCTGACGAATATCGACGTGTCGAATTGAGGACCAACCCCAATCCCTATCCACAAAACTGCTTTGTTCGCCGATCATATCTTTGACATCAGCAACAGTAACGAATTCATACTGACTAATGACATCGCCCATACTATCTACAACAGTCTCGGCCTCAGCCCGCGACTCAAGAACAATGTCATTGAATGATTCTCTCCTATTTTGACGATTCCTCTGAAAGGGCTCAGCTTGTCCAGGGAGATACACGGGTCGATTAGACGAAGGTCGACTAGATGTTGTGTTATACGCAATTCGGCTACGACTATCATTGTTATGACGAGAGCGAGGAGATACGTCACCGTAAATCATTCGCTCGATACCCTTGGTCGTCGCGTCGACGATCGTGTTACGAAGCGCTGGAAGAAGAACCTCGGCGATAACATACGAACTAGCCGATCGCCACTCACCTCCCACGAATGCGTCTTTTACTTTCTCACCGAATGTCTTCTTACGTTGAAGAACAACGCCAGTAACAACACGCTCGATTACTTTCTCTTTCTTATCAGGCGTGCCTGGGACACCCAGGTTTAGGTTTTGTTTATTCTTATGAGAATTACTTGGGAATTCGTTCATGTAAACGTCCTTATTATTCTTGTTCTAAATCGTCAGGTACTACTAAGAAGTCGAAATGCTTGAACTTAGCTTCCTCGTCAAGTTCTGAGGAAGCCTCGTCTGGAAGTTCCTCTACTTCTTCATCCTTATTCTGTAGTGACGCCTTAGCTTCTCGATACTTATCAACAAATCCATCAATACGAGCATTTACTCGATCTTGAATTGCTTCATTAATAACCCAGGTTAGAGCAGACTCGCCGACCCAGACTGTAACTTTGTCATAAGCGTTTTTCTTTTCGACATTGTTTTCAACAACGCTGGATATAATTTTTGTAATTCCAGCGCTTATGGTCCAACCTACTACTTTCTTAAACACATCAAGGCCAGCCATATCGTCAACCCTCGTTCGGAGTAGCTAGGGCCGCCGCAATATCGGCCGTGCTTTGAGTCTTCAAACTATCGGCAACTTTACCCTCAAGTTCCGCTTTGGCAGCCAACTCAGCAAGGCCACGCGGCATAATACCGTTAACGAACTCAGCAGCAAGACCCGCGTCAAGCGAAAGCTCCATAAACAAAACGCTATATGCTGGATGCTGAGAAAATGCTTCTCGGATATCGTCACTTTTCTGGAATCGCTTTCCATCCTCGGACTTAATGCCATAAGCAACAAGTACAAGTTTCTTGAATTCGCTAATAAGACCGGCAAGATCTTTCTCGTCCACAAGCTTTTGAAGTGAGTCAGCAAGGCCGCCTTCGCGAGAGTTCTCAAGCTCCATAAGCTCTGCTTCAGACAAATTGAAGTAGAAATCTTCAATGTGGGTCTTTGGCGGGTCGTTGTAGTCTTCGTAGGTGATTTTTCGTTTAAGCATTATTGCTCCTTTATTGGGTTATATAGAAAAGAAAAAACGATAGGACATAATATTTCTATTATGCCTTATCGCTTTGGAACTAGGTACTTCGGTTACTCGGTGGCTTCCGAGTCTTCCAGCACCCCTTCGACGAGGCTCTCCATCGGGTCGAACGAGTCGTCGTCACCGGAGGCGCGAGAGGCGAGTGAGCGGAGGAGGGTTGCTCCGACAGCGGCGGCCGTGCCCACCAAGATGGTGGTACGGTTCCGCTTCAGGAACGACTTCACTCCGTCAAGCTTCCCGGCCTTCGGTTCGACGGTTTCGTCGGTCTCGAGGGTCGTGTCGTTGATGGGGGTAACGGTTGACTTTTCGGTCATGGGGTCTCCTTCAGTAGGGGATAGGTCCTATTACAGGACTTGTTATTTTCGCGGAAACGAATCTGAAGGATACTACAAGGGTTTTGTGTAATTGTAATCGAATGCGATACATGGGCGAGAGTCGTCTGACATAACTGTTGAGAACTCTAACTCTAAGAAACGATCGCTATTCCACCCAATATTTCCAGAATATGACGTCTGGGGCACTTTGATCATGTAATAGAAATCATTTAACGATGCATACATTTCCCGAACGAGTTGGGCGTTTATGTCGTTTTGCGCTTTTCTTAGTGTTTCCATATCGCTATTGAAGTAGCGGCCAGTGAATAGCTCACAACACAACACTTCACCTCTGCCGTATATCACGGTGGATGAAGGTGGAGCGTCTAAGACCCTTGCTTGGGCAATATCATCTCGAATTGCTTGTTCTTTACGCTCACCAAGCTTTTCGACAACGTGCTCTTTGTACTCGGCAAACGTCTTTTCGGTCAGTGCAAGAACAGAATATGCAGCAGCTGCACGTTTTGAGCTCACATGATTAGCCCCGATAATACACGTGACTGTTACAATTCCTGAAATAGCTGGTGGAATATAAAGATCCCACACCTCAGCAACTAATTCTTTTTTCGACTCTGGGGGAGGCTGCTCGCTAAGTCGTCCACGAGCTTTCCAAGTAGCTACGCCTGTCAAATATGCAGTACCAAGGGCGCCGCTAACTCCGACAGCAGTAAGAATTGCAGGCGCGTTGTGTTTTATTGTGTGTTGGAGTTCTTTTGCAAATCCAGATAAATTCACAGGGATTGATCCTCTTTTTTATTCTTTGATGCGTGCTTAAAAATAGATTGGATAAACATTGCTGCCATGAGCAATCCGCCAATATATGAGATGACGTCTACAACGTTTTTAGGTAACTAAAATCGACATACATTATATTCCTTTGCTTAGAGATAAAAAAAGAATGAGAAGTCAAGGGTTCATAGCCCAACGAAAACTATGATTTAGTGGCTTTGTTTCCACACCAGGTAGGTAGGCGTTGCACCTACACATTCGTGTCTTACCTTCTTCTCACTATAGGAGGTGTTATTTCTGCGGAAAAGTTTCGGCCGCCTCTTTTGTGCTCCAATAGATGGCGTAGTATATCAAACCCTTTACTGCGATAAAACCGCCCACGTAAGCAAAGACCCGCACCATGTCTTTTTTCCTTCGAGCCATGTCTTCTCGGTTCTCTTGCATAAGTTTATCGTGGCGGGCTTTCATTTCGGAAGATTGGCGATTCATCGCGTCAATTCCTGTTTGTTGTGGGTTTTGGTCGTTCATTATGATCCTAACTATGAGAAATACCGCGAATTTTACCGCATTGCTATCTCAGACCCGTTCTAAGCGATTTCATAGTGTTTTCCTATTAATCATCCACGGACTACTTTTTGAATCGCTTAGAACGGGTCTGAGAAGCAGGTTTTTTAAAAGGTTTACCGAAAAATTACTCCCGGGGAATTTTCACCCTGTTTTTTTCGGTTTACGGACGAGCCAGCCCTTTCCTACGTGTTTGAATCCGAACTTCTTGTAGAATTCCCGTAGCGATGCGGTCTTTTTGTCAGATGCTCCGGGACCATATGATTCTGGACGCAAGCCAAGTTGAATATCGTTATCATCACAAAATATCATAATGTGCTCCATGATGTCTCTCGCGTGCCCCTGGCCTCGGCGCCTTGAGTATAAATTACCGATCGTTGCTTTACCGTCCGGCCACAGAATCAGATCCGCAGAAGCGTACGAATTACTAAACTTGATGCTTGTTGGGGTGATTACTTTGATTGGCATGTTATTTCACCACTTCCAAGTAGGTATACGTATCAAGATCCAGTATGGCGTCCATTATGTCTCCTTAGATTATAACTTACTTAGTTACGAGAGCGACGATAACTTTACGCGCTGTGTCCATGGCCACGTACGCAGCTACCATTTTGACACTTTCTTTGATAATGTCTTCGATAGCAATACCAACGCTTGCGACGATGTCAGTTGCGTTGGTGATTTCGATTTGCTCTGTGACTGGCTCATCTCCAGGAGGAGTCTTTACAACTTTAACTTGCATGGTGTGGTTCTTAAACATTAGACTCCTTTAGATAGAAAAAAAAGATGAGAAGTTGGCCGTTGCTCTTTGGTCTTATTAGATTTCAGAGTGTCGCCGAAGTATTGCTACTTCCTTCTCATTCTAGCACTTGTTATTTTCGCGGATTCCCGGTCTGGCAATTCTCACTTCGTTCAAATAGAAAAAGCTATAGCCGTTGCTGCTGGCTATAGACTTGTACTCACTGCATTGAGGTTGGCGCAATTACGACTTTGATGTCTTTCGCGCCAGATCATGAAAGTTTTGAATCATGGATTTACCAATTCGTTTACTTTCTTTCACGGCGTCCAAGATTTTTTTAAGTATCAATGGCACCTTCTTTCTGTTAGTGGTCTATTATAGGGCCTGTTATTATTGCGCAGACAAAAAGGAACGACTTGTAGGTCATTCCTCTTTGATCCTTATCCGCTATTGCGGGTAAGCATCGAACTTTTTTTACTACTTCGATTTGTTCCGTCGAAGCTCTCGGACGAAGATCCAGATCAGCCAGAGGCCGCTCGTGATGATCACCAGAAAGCAATCGAACAGAAAGCTTCGAAGTCGATATGGTTTGTTCATAATGCTACTCCTTGTTTAGAGATTGGGGGTCTATTATAGGGGTTGTTATTTCTGCGGCCCGTAGAGAAACACATAACCTCAGTTAAGAGGTCAGAGGTGTTTTACTACTTATTTAGTTGTGTGATGAGCGGGAGTTACTTGCGCTTTCCCAGCTTGTATCCGAGAAAGCCGGTGATTCCGATGACGCCGAACATAATGGCGTTGGAGATCACAATGGCTTTCTTGGACGAAGATTCTGAGACTTCGCGAAGTTCATCGACGTAGCTCATTACGGCTCCTTTATAGGTAGTGGTCACTATAGCCCATGTAATTCTTGCGTGTTTCTTACGATCTACTTCCATTTTGGCTAAAACCAGAGAAAAAAAGATAGGGGTTGTTGGTCTTGCTAGACAGAGACATAACCGCTGTGTAATTTTGGTTATCTATTACACAGCGGTTATGCTGTCCGCTTGTTGGGCAGTTACTGCTTTGGCTTTGGCACGAAGCCGACTGCTTTCGACGCAATCACATGCAAATGCTCGTATGAGACGATGAATCCAATTCCGAGAAGTGAGACTACTCCTGAGAACACGGTGTCGCGGCTGAGAGCCCTGGAACGTTGAGTGTTCTTCAGGCCTTCAAGCTTGACTACGTGTTCGAGGAGAGTTTTGTACTCTTCGGAATCTGGTTCACAAAGTCCCATAAGATCATAAAGCTGTGTGATCGCAAGGTCGAGTTCAGTTGGCTTACGTTTGAATGGCAAGTTCAACAACATATCCTTTCGGTAGCGGGTCATTATAGGGCATGTTATTGTTGCGAATCCAGTTATTTAGTTGGGTTGATCTTAAACGTAACTTTGTTAAGATTCTCTAAATTTTCTGGATCGCCATTAAGATCTAATGTGAAGACCTTAACACCATCTTCATTCTGTTGAATGTTGATATCTCCGGCATATTCTGCGTCTTCAGTTACGCTGAATAGCTGGCGGAGAACCATCATTGCTGCGCCATAGAGAAGCATAAATTGGGCTACTACATCAGCAGACCAATCAATCCATGACCGCATCACCGCAAAGGCAACAAGCGCGGCAACAAAGGTAGCGCCAGCTTGTGACCACACTTTAATAAACTTCTTAATCGATAGTTTTTCTTCAGGCATTTTTTCTCCTACTAGTTTTATGATGTTGCGGCAGCCCACAGTATCCCAACGGGAACCGCGACCATAGCAATTACGATTGATATGAGAATTCCGACTAGAACACGACGTAAAGCGGCCAATTCGCCAGTTAACGTGTCAAGTTTGCCTATGAAAGCATTCTCAACGTCATCTATCTGACCAGCAAGCCATTGTGGTTCTTGGCCTTCTCTAAGGTTACGTACTTCATCTCGCCTACTCATTGTCCATAAACCACCGTGAAGTTCTGTGTTTGATATAATCGTATTCCTCCAATGTCTCCGGAATCACTAATGGGCGTCTCTGCCCCACCAATCTGCCAAGTCGTTTTATTGACTCCCTCTGACGCAAGATATGATATTCGACGTCTTACATCCATTGGGATCTCATTACGGAAAATAAATGATTGGCAACCATTTGTCCTCGTAGCAACCCCGGGAGGATTTGCGTAGGTGAAACCAGGAGGTTCTATCTGTCTCCAATAAGACTCCCCCTTTACTTTCACCTCTTCATTTGAGCATTTAGTGGCGTTTACGTTCACGGTCGGCCAAAAAGCATTAATATCAGCGGGAACTTTTATAGTAGGGCTTGTTACTGAGCGGCCATTACTATCGATTGACGACTCAACAGAATTAGTAACAACTTGAATCGGATATGTTCCGAGCGGGTCCCAAATTTGATTATTCATGAACCATACCAAAAATGAGAGGTTCGCTATGACCGCTACCACAACGAGAATTTCTAGTATCCTAAATATTCGTTTGAACTTTTTGGATGATTCATGAAAATCTTTCTCAATCATATATCGGGCCTCCCGTAAATCGTCTTGGTCTAAAGGACAAAATTTGTTCATGCCCGTCTTTATTAATGATTGTTGCGTGTTCAACTAACCGTGGCACACTAGGTGGTATATATTTTCCACCAACAGGAAAATAATCTCCTATGTTATAGTCAACACCATACATATATTCTGGCGGATTAACTATAGTAAATTCGTTAAAATCCCCCGGCGGGAAATAAGAACTTCCGCCACGTTTAAACAAATATGGATATATCTCTGTATCTGGCGCGGCTTCTTCAGCAGATAAAAGGGGCCAATCCGGCGCTGTTGTAGACGTATGTCTAGCGTCCCATCCTGAGTTTGGAGCTAATGGGTCATCACGATACGATCTAAGCGTGAAGCCGCCAACATTACTATAAAAACCGTTATGGTTTTTGTCATTTGAAAGTGCTTGGCGGTGATTTTTTGTTCTAGTAAATTTTACATAGAACTCACTTTCTGGGTCTCCAAGATACATTCCTTCATGAATAATAGTGTTTATCTCAGGACCCCAGGTTTCACTTGGCAGCTCTATTTTTACACCAAAATCATTCTTCTGCGCTAACATATATACGGCAGTAGATAGCTTGCAAAGCATCGGGAATTCTTGATAGTTAATGAATGTTCCTGCATCTCCGCCAGATGTTTCTAACGTCTGATAGATAGCAAAGTCATCTATGCTTTCCTGAGTAAATGAAGAAGCAATACATAGACCATTTATCAGAATTTCTGCTTGCTCCCAAGGATAGTATTCCTCAAACTTGACGTGCATGTCTCCAGCATAGGTCTCTTGGATCATGTCTGGCGTTTCAGGGTTGCTAAACGAAGACCAAGTTATAATGTCTGTTACCGATTTATTAACAATACGATTATCCATGATAACCGATAAAATGTCTTTTCCAGTAGCAACCAATTTTGGAGGGGAGTCTTCTGCTTCTTCAATAAAGACTTTTTGTATTTCCATGATACAACGAGTCTGATCATGTGTTACCCACATACCAGGCGTTAAAGGATTTGGGCCTTGAATACTTGGCGGATCGCCAATAAACATAACCTCGTCGGGCGCGTTATACCGCTCTACCCATATTGCCTCATCGATCCCAACAAAAGGGTTTCCATATGTAAGTTCTGCGGTGTCTCTAAAAACCTGGAAAAACTTCATAATTAAACCCCCCAATAAGTTTCTTTAAATGTAGCCTCAGTTATACTCATGCCGGCGGAGATATCAAATTCATTATCCCCTGGTGCCATATACGGCCAGATTGAACCCCAAAGTACCGTGTTATTAAGCGGAATATAGTAACCAACCATAGACCGTTCGTAATAAATGTATTGGTCATCTTCTTCGCTTGAGAAGTGGATAATATCCCCATCCAAGAAAGAGAAGTAAACAAAGAACAAATAATAGTCCGGGTTTCGATTATCCCAGATAATAAATTGGGATTGATTACTTAGAACTTCAACTACCATTTTGAAGCCATGTGGGGCCGTTGACTTAGTATCATTGTACGAGCATCGAGCCGAGACGGTATACTCAGTTCCTGTGCGCCAATGTGAGGGTGCGCCGGGGCTATTGTTGATCGTAAGTGGTAGATCAACGGTAGACCGAATAAATGGATACGGACAATCGATGGTGAATTTCAAGCCCATATCAGAAGTAAAACTTTCAGATTCAACCTTGGTCACGAAGCCAAAAAGACTTCCGATATAGGTTGATCCGTTACGAAAACGAAGTTCTAATTTATTATCATCATTCCAACGCGTAGACTTATTATTCGACGTGATATAACGATATAAATTATCTCGCAAATCGCCAAACGTGACGCTGCTGTAATAGTCCGGGTTTGCTTTTATACTAAATTCTACAATACGTTGCTTAGGGACCATCCTAAAAAACGCAGGCCCATCATCATACGTTTTCACAATTTCATCGACGTCAAGTCCGGTCACAGACTTAATGATATAAGGCTGTGACCGGTTGACGTTACGAAGTGCAAAAGTTGCATGTACAATAAGCCCGTCCGTGCTATCGTTGGAGCAAAGCTGAATTTCAGTTACATTCATGACAGAAGCTCCTCTTTAGCGTGGGCGATTTGGGACTTGGTTTGCCGATAAATATCAGCAGTACTTATTGGTTTTGGCGAATGGATCGTCTGAGTAAAGTTTAGTTCGGTTACCGAGGGAGTGCTTTGCTCTTGAGTAAATAGATCTTGTTGAGCGGAGCTCGTTGCAAGAGCTAGTGACGCTGCTTGATCGAAAGACACATTAGGAGTAAGGGTTGGGTCGCCCATTAACTTACTCATTCGAGAAGCACCCTTTTCGATATTAGTCATATCAATTACAGGAGCTATCGTTGGGTTAAATTCACCCATGTTTTCAACACCTAATGCGACCTGGGTTAATGCTCCGTTTATTGAGCTAACCATATTAGCGCCAAACAAGTCTGCACTATTTTGCGCAGACGTGTCTTTCTTGAATCCGACAACGAAACCGGCGGCTAATTGCCCTGCCATTTCAGTGGTAACTTTAGACGGGGAGGCAATTCCAAATTGACGCATAAGAGCTCTAAGCATTTCGCTAGCAAGCTCTTTAAATGCATTAACAACTTCATCTCCGCCAGCACGTAGACCCTTGACGATACCTTTAATTATAGACCCGGCAAGTCTACCAACCGCTCTGCCCATCTCTTCTGAGTTTCGATCAATAGCATCAGCAAGGCCATTTAGAATATTAATTGCTGCTGAATAACCAGCACTTATTAGAGCGTCTATGTTTTGTCTAGTTAACAACTCAGTTGCAATTTTTCTTACAAAGTCTAGAACTGCTGGGCCAACATCCTTAACGATCGCGTCGCCAATTCCTCTAATAAGGTTTGCTAATAACTTACCGCCAGCTTCGGTTATTGCATTAACTCGCTCTGGTTTACCAAGAGACTCAATAAACTGAGCGATTAATTTGCCAACCGACTCAACAACTCGATCGAGATTAGACGTGATTCCGTCCAGGAAGCTAACTAATAAATCAGTAGCAGCCTTTATGATATCGGGTATCTTTTTAGAAAGAGCTGATAGAAACAGAATAACAATGTCGCCAACTAAGATAGTAATCTCGTATATGTTATCTCGTATACCCTGCATAAATTGAAGTAATACGGTCCAACCGGTGTCAATGACGCGCTGCGAATTATCAGTAATTGTCTGAATAATAGCTTCAATAATGTTATTGAATACTTCTTGCACCTTTGGTATCAGAAGTCGAATCATAGATAAAGCAACAAGCGCCAAGTTTCCAAATGCAATTACAACTGGGACTAACCCAATTGCAAAATTAAGAAGCGCCGTTAACAGAGCATTAGTAATCCCAATGGTGAGTTTCGGTAAGATTTCTAAGAAGGTATCTACACCTTCCTTACCAATTGAAACTAATTTGTATATTGAGAATACAAGTATGGCGACGCCGGCACCAAACAAAAGAATAGACAGACCAATTAGCGCCATACCCTGGCCAACTACTAACAAAGCTCCACCAAACGCAAGAATGGCGGGCACCGCAGAAGCAAGTACTGTTGACAATAAGGCAACAATCAAGAAGGTTGATACAATTGCAATTAAACCGACTATAACGCCGCCAATGCCAATACCCGCAAAGACTTGGAATGCGGCAGAAATTGCAAGTATAGCGACAGCTGCCAGAAGTAACGCGGCAATTCCTTCACCACTTCCTTCTTTAAGTAGATTTATTGATAGGACCATAGCCGCAAGAACTACGCTAAGCGCAACAACCGCTGCAAGCATAGCATATGGATCAACTTCAGCAAGCTGCTTAATCGCTTGTGTTATTATTAATAGCGATATAGAAATCCCTATTAGTTCTAGCGCCATCTTGCCCATTTCTTTAGGCATGTTTCTAAGCGCGGTAACAACAAGGGTCAACATAAGCCCAAGACCAGCAAGGCCACGGAGAGTGTCTTTAGGGTCCATCTCTCCAAAGATTTTTACAACCTTTGTTAAGATAACTAGTGCTGCGGCAAATCCAAGGACATCTAGAGCTTTAACGCCAGTGTCGTCTGGAATACTTCTTATAGACAGAGTTATTTCGGTTAACAAAATACCAAGAGCAAGCATGCCCTTAGTTAGTATGTCAACATCTATTTTGGCTAAAAGCACGACAATTCCAACTAGTAACCCCAAAGCAACCGCAAGCCCTAGGATACCAGCGCCAGTCTTACCCATTTCTTTAGGATCACCCATTGCTTTAATCGACAAAGACAAGCCAATGAGAAGTAGAGTTATAGACGTAAGGCCCTTATCAAGATCCTTTTGGCTTATCTTAGACAGTATAAATACCGATACCGCCAAGATGCCAATGGCAACGCTAAGCGCTATAAGACTTGCCGACAGAGCTACAATTTCACCGGTGTCTTTGAAATTGTTGGTTGTTTTCTCCAAAGATTTCATGGTTTGCATTAAAGCTGCAAAACCTAGACCAACAGCGAATAGTGCTTTTGTTAGTGCCGCCGAATCAATTAACGACAACACAAGAATTGACGCGGTTAAGAGAGCTAAGGCTTTAGCAATTCTAGTAAGCGCGTCTGCTTTAATGTCGGTTTGCATACTTTTAAGGACGCCGGTTAATTCTCGGAAACTACCTTTGAGCTGCTTAAATAGTCCGCCGCCAACGTCAAAATTGCTAAGTCCATTATGTAGGAACTTACCAAACATCAAAGCTACGAAAGAAAATAGACCTACATTAAGCGCGTCTCTAATATTATCATAATTGCCGCCTTTAATAGCTTCGGCAACTCTATCAAACATTGTTTTGAAAATTATAGCCGCGCCTTCAACTTTTTCACTTACCCAGTCGAAGAACTGCCCAAATTTTTCGCCAATCTTAAGGAATGATTCAAAGCGGTTACCGATTCGTTCGGTCGCAGAACCCATAACGTCAGATGACGAGGAGAATCCGTTACTAAAGAATCCACCAATTGCGTCTTTAAGTCTGTTAAAACCTTCTATTAAAGGTTTGAATTTAGATTCAAAATCTATCTTGCCAAATTCGGTGGTTACCACGTTTTTGAATTCGTTAAACTTTTTGATAACAGCGTCTAATTTAGACGCAAAGTCAATCTTCTTAATGAATTCGCCAATGGGTACAATCCACTTATCAACAAAGGTCTTGACGCCTCCGCCCTCATCCAGAGTTTCTTTAAGAAGCGTTACTTTATCGGCTATCTTGGCGAAGAATTCGAGAATAAATCCTCCGCCGCTAAAGCTATTAAAAACATCAAAGAAAACTCTAAATACAGAAAATATGGCTTTAACTACTGAGATGCCAATAGAGAATACCGAAAAGATACCTTTGAAGATTCGAGTAACCTTAGACAAAGTCTCTTCGGTTGGGATTAGTTTCTTAGTGAACGATTCAAATCTATACGTTAGACGGGCAAGTTCAGCCGCTGTTTTTTTTGGAAATATTTCACGAAATGCTTTTTGAACGCTCCATATTGCTGTGGCTACAGCCCACAGTATATTTCTTAATGATTGAATTAATGATTCTCGGCCCTTTAGTTCACGCCAGCCTCTAAGTAGTTCATTTCTAGCGTTAGTGACACGTTCTACAAATGTCGAAATTATGTAATTTATACTTGAAAAAGTTGCTTTAGCTTCTTCAATATTACCAATAAAAAGTTTCGCACTTACTGCCCAGCCAGAGCCAATCTGTTCTTTAACGGTACTAATAAGTGCCGTAAAGGTTTTAACCTGAGTTGCGGCCTCTTTTGCAACTACTGCCTGACGCATAATTTGTTCAATTTGCGTTTGTGTATAACCTTTAGTTGCTAAATCAGCGGCGCTAAGATCTCCTGTGAAAGTACTTAATGCTTGACTAAGAACGTCAGCGGTAATTACACCCTCAGACATTATGTCTTTGAAATTTCCGCCCGCGGCGGTCCACTCTTCAAAAGTTTGTCCGACGGGAGAATCAGTAATTGTACCTAAAGCTTTTGCTGCGTCAAATAATGAACTCTTAAATACAGCGCCACCGATACCGGCGTTAACGACAGAAATCCAGTCCTGAGCCTTTACGGACCCAGAAGACATTGCTTGTGAAAGCTGGTACATAGCGGCAGATGCTTGTTCTGAATTTGACCCAGATAAAGCAGCTAAGTTAGCGATACCTTTAATTGCGCCTACCGATGCGTCAAGATTAACACCGGCGGCCGTGAACGTACCAATATTTCGAGCCATTTGGCCGAAATTATAAATGGTCTGATCCGAATATTCGTTAAGCTTTTGTAGCGCTTCTTCAATCTGAGGCATAGTTGACTTGCCATCAGTGTTTGCGGCGATTGTTTGGATTGAAGTAAGCCCGGTCTCATATTCGGAAATACCAGCTTTAATCGAACCAAAGCTTAAAGACTTCGCGATCTGAGGACCAAAAGTTAATGCTTGATTGGTTAAGTTTTGAAGTGTGGTAAACCCGATAGCGCCGAGCGCTGAAAACTTACCAGAAATATTTTCTACCGCAGAACCAATACCGTCAAGAGAAAAGTTTTTACCGGTCTTTGACAGTTCTTGAAGGTTCTTATTTTCATCATGAAACGTAAGTCGTTCTTTGAGGCGCTTCAAGCTGTCTAGCGTTCTTGAAATTTTACTTTCAAAATCGTTGTTGTCAAACTTCATTGCAACAATGCGATCGTCTACACTACCCATTTCGAGTCACCTCTTTCCATACGTCTTCTGCAATCTGATCAAAAATAGGCCGAATTGCTTCGTTGATAAATTCTTTTCCTTCTACCCAACCACCATTTGAAGTCGCATGACCATATTGTATAAGAATTACTACTGGCACTCCAGAAACAACGTTTGTGTTATACCAAGTAACAATATATTTTCCTTTTTCGCGAACCACACTATACTTCCAAGAGGTTGCCGTTAGTCCTTCATCTACAGGAGTAGCCGAAGACAACGCGTCAACACCAGCTTGTCCAAACCGTTCAAGATTAGCAAAAGCAGCATGTTTTTGCATTCTGGAAAGATGTTTTTCTAGCTTATCAAAAGAGCCTGTTGATTCTAAGCGGAACACAACAACTCCTTTATATAAGTTAGGCTAGATCTCCAGACACGTACCATTCATCAGTGCCAACTTTTTCCATCTTCCATCGAGCGTATTGCCCAGCAGAATCTAAAAGCCCACCACGAGATCGTAAAACGACTCCACCAACCGGAGCAATGGTAACCAGTCCCGCACCATGTTGTACTCCCTGTACAATATCTCCTATGGCAAAAGCGACAGTAGAATTTTCTGGAATAGACAAAGTGGTTGGCGTAGCTTTAGTCATTTTAATACATTTTAGATTATCACTAAGAACTAAGGTATAATCATCGGCTTGTGGGTTAAATATATTAGTACTGGGTCCTTGTGGGCCGGTTGCCCCACGAACATTCCCAACATCGATTTCTGTAAGATCTCGTTGAATGAGAATAAGATTATATGTATCTAAACGAGCATCAGTAATATTTGCATCGGAAAGCGTCTCCATATAAGCGGCAGTATATCCATTAACAGCGACCATAATATCTCCTAGTCATGAGTTGACGAAATTTGGTATTCATTTGCGTCGATTGTTGTAACATTTGCTCCATCGATTTGGAACGTATTAGCGTCTAACATCTCTATGAAATAAGAGGCACCTTCTGCGGTCCAAGTTCCATCTTCGTTATCAGTAATCGTTACACCTGTATAATATACAAGCTCTAACGCAGTGGGGAGACGCGGTTCATCGGTTACTGTTCCATACAAAATATCTTCAATTACAGCTAAGGCCTCGGGAAGTAGTTTTGTAGAATCCAATGTTACATGCGCAGTTGGTCTGCGACCTGGAAAAGTTTCAGGAACGCTAGTTACGTTCCAAACAAAAGAAATTGGGGCGACATTACTATCGATCGTCTTGTTTTGGATTGAGTCTTCAACAGCAATGAGATTGTATAAAATATGAATCTTATACCCTAATGATTCTCCGACTAAATCATCTGCAATCAGAGTTCTATAAGATAAACCAAAAGATTTAGGTGGTTGGTTATCAAGATACATACCGGGAACATACTCTAAAAATTCTTCAAAAGGCTCAGGGTATGTTATGGCTGTAATTTTGGCAGAAAAGTCGCCTTCCGAGAAAGCAGCGTAATTTTTTTGGCCATCAAAATAATACGGGGTTACCGAAGCACCTTCAGTAGAGGTATCAACGGAAACCAACCCATTCCAAGGAACCCCAATTGGGCAAAGATCTGGTTCACCATACTCTCCAGAAGTAACTTCAACTAAGTTAGATGAAGAATACAATACGCCATGATCCAGACCTAAAGCATAAAACCTATCCCCAACCTGGTCCCAAACAATAGCGGCCATATCTTTCTCCTATCCTGTAGTTCCTAATTGTGCTTTTCTTTGCGCGTTAAGTTCTCTATTTCTAGACGCAACTTCACTCTTAGACATCTTCTTTTGCGTAGAATTCTTTATGTTACAAATTCTTAGCAACGCAAATAAACGATTTAAATGCCAGGTTTCACAAGAAAAAGGAACGGTATATGCAACCATCCAATAATAGATTAATTCGGAGGTTACAATTTCAGATTTTCCTCGACCCTTAGTAATAGACGTATCAACGAAAGTAGTCGCAGATTGCTCGGACCCTATATAGTCATTAATCTTATCAAGGTTCTCCATAGTTAATCTTTTATAGATTTCCATAGAGAAATTACCAGAAGTAACCATGGCCTCGATGTAGCCTATTACTTCATCCTCAGTTTTTTCGTCTGGCCCAAGAAATGGTTTTTGGAAGATAGACTCCCATTTTGACAGGGAGACCAGAGAATGCTCAAGCTCAAGAACAACTTCGTCAAGATTACCAAACGTTTGTGTTTGTTCATCATAAAGTTCTTCGGCTTCGATTACAATAGTTAACATTCTCCGGCCTCCTCCGTCTAAATCAATCAAGTGACAATGACAGTAAACTGTTCTTGCTGTGCGGCCGGAACATAGAAACCAACGGCTGCGGTGAGCGTGACACGATGCACGCCATTAGCAAGGGTAAGGGCTTCGGCGGCAGCTTCGTTAACGCCATCACCACCAACGACAACGTTGTAGTTGTCGCCGTCCCACGCTTCAACCGTGAAGAGATAGTTAGTCGTGGTACCGGTAATGTCGATAGAGTCAGCATCGCCAGCCACAACAACGTTCGTGGCCAAGGCAGTACCTTCGAAGATTGCCGCAACCTCATCGGGAAGCGGAAGACTTGGATCGGTACTGACACTACCATAGAGAAGCTCTTCAAGAGCAGCCAATTGTAGCGCCCCAACCTTGGTTGAGTCAATGGTCAAAAGCGAAGTAGGCTTGATCCCAGTGGCAGTAACCGGGGTGGTATTAAACGCCCAGCTAAATTCAATCGCAGACGGTGAGTCATTGATAGTGGTATACCCCTTCTCAGAAGGAGCCGCAATAGCACCATAGAGAAGATGAAGTTTATAGCCGTATTCATCACTAAGCTCATCGTTACCAATGCGGGAACGATAAGATAGACCGAACGTGCGTCGACTCTGTTGGTGAGCATAAACGCCAGTGGACAGTTCAGCAGTCCCATCACAAACCGCAAATTCGTCAGGATACGTGTACGCGGTAATGGTACCGGCAAGCTGCTCCAAAGAAATCAGGTTCAAATATTTGATGTTATCTGCGTAAAGAGGAGTTGCTTCTGCGCCAGATGGCGATTCAGTAACTCCGGTAAGACCATTCCAGGCGTAACCAATGTCATAGACGCCAGAAGTAGGGATATAAAGAACTCCGTGATCGACGCCCGTTTCATAATAACGTTCGCCGACGGGGTCCCAAGTTAGTGCAGTCATGTTTCTCCTTAGAAATATAACCTGTAAGTGTCGTGGTTTAAGTTGTCAGCCGCATAAAAACGATCAAAAACGCAAGTAGGAATGCTTGCTATTCTTTCAGGAATAACGCTATCCGGGTCTCTATCTATGACCGTTATGAGATACCGCTTTTTATACGAGTACGGCTTGTTGTCCGCAAAATCGGTATCTGCGTTATCTCGCCGATACACGATGCAAGGGTATTCCATTTGGAGGTTTGGTGGAGGTTGAAAATAAACATAATCAGTTTCAAGAAGGTCTTTTAGCAAAGTATGTAATTCGGAACACGGAGTCATAATTATCCCCCTACCGGTCCGGGACCGTTCTAGCAATTAACGAGCGGTAAAATTAAATGGTGGT